TAATCAGCCTCGTTCGTCGTTCCATGCCAAATCTCATGGCATACGACATCTGCGGCGTTCAACCCATGACTGCCCCAACCGGCCTCATCTTTGCGATGCGTTCGCAATACGGTGGTGGTTTCCCCGGCACTACTTATGGCAATAACAACTACACCGAAGCTATGTTCCAAGAACCACAACCAGTTTATGGTGGTTCAGGATATACCTTTACCGGCTTGTCATTCGCTGGTATTACTGGTGGTTACGGTCTAAGCGCTGCTTATAACTATAACGCTGGTTGGTCTGCCGGTTCTCTCTATACTGCATATAGCGCTGGTGGTATCAACTCCTTCAATGCTCTACGTGGTATTTTGACAAACTTCGGTGAAGGTATTGGTGGAGGTGCAGCTGCAACTTCTCCTTATGGTTCCTTCAACCAAATGTCGTTCTCAATCGACCGCGTTGCTGTCCAAGCTCGTACTCGCGCTCTAAGCAGCAACTACTCTGTCGAATTGGCACAAGACCTAAAGGCCGTTCACGGTCTTGACGCTGAAGCCGAACTCGCCAATCTTCTCAGCACAGAAATTCTTGCTGAAATCAACCGCGAGATCGTCAGAACCATTTACTACGTTGCTAAGACTGGTTCACAGCAACCTGACATCGTTGCTAAGGGTGTTTATAACCTTGTTGCTGACTCAGACGGTCGGTGGTCTGCTGAACGCTTCCGTGGCCTCAGCTTCCAAATCGAGCGCGAATGCAATGCAATCGCTAAGGAAACCCGCCGTGGTAAGGGCAACTTCATCATCTGCGATAGCGATACCGCAGCCGCCCTCGCTATGTCTGGCTTCATGAGCCTCAGCCCAGCCATTGCTCCTCAACTCAATGTTGATGACACTCAAGCAACATTTGCTGGTATCCTAAGTGGTAAGATCCGTGTTTACATCGATCCATATGCCCCACTCGGTGCCAACTTCTTCGTTGCTGGCTATAAGGGTGAAAGTCCATATGATGCAGGTATCTTCTACTGCCCATACGTTCCTCTCCAAATGGTCCGTGCAGTTGATCCCAATACTTTCCAACCACGTATTGCGTTCAAGACCCGTTACGGCGTTGTTGCGAACCCCTTCGTTCTCAACAGCACCAATCAGCCCGATGGTGAAACACTATCGTCTGGTCGCAACCAATACTACCGTCTAACTCAAATTGCCAACCTCCACGGTAACGGCGTTTGATTAGAAGTTAGTTGATAGCGTAAGTTCAAAAACCCTCCCGAGAAATCGGGAGGGTTTTCTTTTATCCATAAATATTTCTATGGCAACCTGCTCAAGTAATACCAATCCACTTTACAATAATTACTTTACTCTTAAGTTTAATAGAGGAACTAGCCAACTGGAACTCATGTGCCAGAGAGCAAATCTTCCCGGTATTTCTGTTCCAGATCTAGTTCAACCAACTACTTTGGGTACAACAATTCCAGTTCCAAGTATGGTTGCTGGGTTTGAACCTCTGGCAGTGGAATTCATTGTTGATGAAAATATGACAAACTGGAATTCCATATACTCATGGATTCGAAATATTACAAATATTGAAAATGACACTCAATACAATATTGATTACCAAACCTGGCATATTACTGGAACCCTAAGCATTTATACAGGTCCATTTGGACTTGCCAATAACAACAGTAATATAACAATAACTTTTACAAATATTGTTCCAATATATTTGAGTGGATTGAATTTTCAATCTGACAATAGTGATGCAATTGTTCAAAAAGCCAATTGCAAATTTAAATATTCGTATTATACAATATCACCCAATCCCCCCGCTGTACTTACTTAAAGATAGTCGGTAGGGTTGTCAGACCAGCTCTCAGGGTTCTCTGGGGGCAGATTTGGGTCAAATGGCAATTTGTTTTGCTCAGGCTTGACTTTACGGCGCTTCTTGCGCTTCGGTTGGGGTGCAGGCTCTTCTGGAGGTAGTTCGTTTATAGGGGATTCTTGGTCTTCGTTTGACAATATGTCCTCCTCATCACCCTCATCTAGTAAAATTTCAGCCTCTTCAAAGTTATCTATCAAATCATTTACAAAATTTATAAAATCTTCATTTGTAAATAAATCATTCAACATTTGGAGACCAGATTCGTGTGCAAACTTCATATCATCGGGAAGAGATGAAACTACAGTTTTGGGGTCTGTTTGCATTGTCATAAAATAAATCTCATACATCTTCTCTAATTCCAGAGTAGGTGCACCCATATAAACTATAACATTGCGTGTCAGAGAAATTTCGTGACCGCGAATATTGGAAAGATAATTTGTTAGTTTGACGTATTCTACCAATTCGCCTTGTTCATCACGAACGACATAGGCTTCAAGCCGAGCAGGCAGTTTAATTGAAATTCTATCGGTGTAAGCCTCATTGACCATACCAATTATTTCTTCACCTGAAGTAAGCTTAACAACTCGCAATACACCGCCAAAAGAATTCTCGGGAAGTGATTCGGACATGTATATGTCCTCCCTTCACTATTATTTATCTTTTATGCTGTCCTTTAAAGACATGGAAAAGATTTTATGGTCAAACTTTTCTTTTTTATATATTTTTACACGTTCTTCAAAGTGACGGAAGATGTGGTTCTTATGTTTTAGCCAGCATAGGTCATCTACAATATCAAAAACTTTGAGAGTCTTCTTTTTTGCAGATACTCTTAGGCCACGACCAATGCTCTGTAGTAATCTAATTATAGACTTAGTAGGCGAGGCAAAAATAATATTGTCGATATTAACAATGTTGATACCAGCGCTAGTAGTCCCATAACTCGCAACCAATATAGCATCTCTTTCCGTATCAACGACTTTTCTAATATATTCTCTTGTATCTGCTTCTGTTTTTCCAGAGATGAAATATATTGGTCTACCGCTTTTTGCTGATTCAAGGAGAGCGGCGAGAGGCTTGCCATGGTCTTCGACGTAGTTGAAGAGGACGAGCGTATTGCCTTTGGTTTTGAGCGCGAGTTCTTTGACAAATTCGTTCCTCTTTTTATTAGTTATGATCCACTTTAATTCGTCAGGGTATTTTTGCTTTTTGAGCAGTTGTTTCTCTTCATCAGTGTATTGCAACAGAATACAGTCGATTCCAATAGTGGCAAGTAATCCCTTGTTCATTAAGTTCTTTGTTTGAATGAACTGAATGGCGGGACCAAGGATACCTTCGATGCTCAGTCGATGTGCCTGTGCTTGATCTAGTGTTCCTGTTGTACCAATACGAAACCAAGCCTTGGCAAGCTTCTGGCCAATCATGTTGATTGATTCGGCTTTGGCCTGATGACACTCGTCAAAGAAGATAGCATCAAACTGATCAAACCATTCTCTTGGTAGTTTGTATATTGACTGCCATGTTGATACGACTATTTGTTTATTAGTGTCTTTATCTACGCCAGCAGATATTTTATGAATGTATTTTTTGCAAGACCAAGATGAGTCTTGAGAAGAATAATCAAAAAAGTCAGAATCCATCTGATTCACGAGACCAACTGTTGGTACGAGAATCAAAATCTTTCGATTTGGCGGCAAGACGGATTGTAGAAAGCGGACCAAGACGTAAATTATCAAACTTTTGCCCGAACCAGTAGGAGAAATCAATACGCATCTGTGATGGTTCAAAGCATGAATAATTGCTTGCTGCTGATGAGCATGCATCTGCACGGGCTTCTTCTTCACCGACACCGCTAGGGTATCGTAGAATTGAGCAAGCTGTGTTTCCTTTATACATAAAGGATTCCTATTCTCTTTAATATTTAATGAGTATTTACGATCTTGAGAAAACTTATCAAGATAAGTTTTTAGACCGCGAGGAAGAGTAGATGTAAGGATATCATACAACCGGATCTTTCCATCCCATATGCGCCTTTTAAACATAGGCATATAATGGGCACCGGGTACCATGAACGAGAAATAATCTCGTAATTCTTGCTTAATTCCTTTTTCTGCTTTGATGTAGTAACGAACTTCATCTACAGATTCAACTTCAATATCCACATAATATTTATACTATGCCATTCATCATTTTTTGCCAGTCAATGGCAGACTTGATGTTGAAGTTTCGGTTATTGATGGCTTTTAAAAATTCTTCTACCATCTTGACCTTAATCTCATTGACAGCCACCTTGGATTTTAATTCAACGATCTTGGGGTCACCCTCAATGAACTTTTCTACATCAGTTTTTAGTAGATCCAAATCAAATGGTTCTTCTCCCCATGCTTCCAATTCTTCTTTGGATGCTTTACCAGTCAAAATTTTCCATTTACGCAATCGTTGAATTGCATAATCATTCTGGTGCTTGGTCAAAAGCAATTTAAAGTCTGTAAGCATATTAAGATACTTGGCGTGTACTTGAGGTATCTTAAGAGCCTCTACACCTAGTTCTGTAGAGTCTATTTGGGAATCTTTAGTAATATTATTCTTGAGGTCTTCTAGATTCATTTGGTTTGAAGTATAAAGTACTTTAGGAAAAAGTCAACTAAATAACTTGACATCTTTATATGATGTATTATATTTATTGTGAGGTCTTATGATTATTGATTTACGGGAAATACCAGTTATATGGATTAATTTAGATTCTGCAACAAAAAATGCAGAAACAATGAAAACAAGATTTGAAAAATATGGGTTTAAAAATACTCATAGAAAATCTGGTTTAATCATTCCACCGCCACCAAACACTGACAAGTCAATAGCACACTTTAGGGGGTGTGGTCAGTCCCATATTGATATATTAGATGATATGGCTTACAGAACCCCTCTTTTAGTTTTAGAGGATGATGTTGAATTTGTAGACAATTTTAATCCAGTAATAACTGTACCTGATGATTCTGATGCCGTATATTTGGGTATATCTCATGGTAATGCATATTACCAAACATGCAAGCAAGATGACAATTATTTAAGAATTGCAGGAATTTTGGCCGCACATGCTATTTTGTACATTACTCCTAAATTTCGACAAGCAATGTCGCAAATAGGAAAGCATTGTCTGTATGATTTAAATAAACCGTGGGACATGGGTACTGCTGCTATCCAACCTCATTTTAAAGTATATACGCCAAACAGTCCTCTTATATACCAATCAAATGATAGGGAAAGTTCTAATAAATGGCAGAATCTGACAGATAGTCCACTAGAAAATAGAAATTTTGTTTTTCCATGATTACATTTAATATGCTTGGTAAATATGGTCGCATGGGAAACCAGATGTTTCAATACGCAACATTGTTTGCTATTGCCAAAACACGTGGTTACGAATTTGGAGTTCCGTATAAAGTTAAATCTGATAATTCATATTTGAATTTTTGTCTGGATCAGGCTTTTCCAAATCTATCTGCAAAAGATAGCAGCGATATACAAAGCATTCATAGGGCACAAGAACGAAATTTTACATATAATGCAGGTATTTTTGGTATACCTGATAATACTGATATAATTGGTTATTTTCAAAGTGAAAAGTATTTTGTTGATTATAGAGAACAACTACTCAATGAATTTAATTTTCAAAAGGATATAGTACAAAAGTCTTTTGACATAAGAAGTATATCCCGTAAACCAGTTATTTCTATACATTTAAGATTTGGTGATTATAAAAATTTAACTGATAAACACCCTATCTGCAATATTGAATACTATAAAGAAGCATTGAGTCATCTGCCAGATGATTTGTTGCTAATAGCATTTAGCGATGAACCGGCGCTGGCTACTGAAATATTAAATTCGTTGAATAGAAAATATTTTATTACAGAAACTAATGATCAGAATATAGACATGTGCACTATGTCACTATGTGATTACCATATAATTGCAAATAGTTCATTTAGTTGGTGGGGTGCGTGGTTATCTGAAAGTAGAAAAGTAATTGCACCCAGTCAATGGTTTGGAGATGCCCCCGAAATGCCAAAAAACTGGTCTGACATTTATTGCAAAGATTGGATTATTATATGAATAAGCTTCATATTTTTACAGATGCATTTACAATTGGTTCTTGTTTAAACAGTCCGCCAAAAAATTTTGAATGGGTCTTTAACGAGTATCCAACAGACGAATCTCCAGTTGTTTATTTTGATTCTTCTATATTTAAAAATATGAATGATGGTTATACTGGTCCAAGATATGGGTGGCTTGGTGAATCATCTGAAATTATATCTAATCTGATTATGGGAGTTACATCGAATAAAGATGTATTAAAACTTAGATATAAAAATATCTTCACAAATGACAAAAGGATTATTAATATTGATCCTGAGTTTTTTAAATATAATCCACCAGCATCAAACATGCCATGGGTTAAAACACATGATGTATTTAAAAAAACAAAACTATGTTCATATATAACAAGTTTTAAACAATTTACTTCTGGTCACATTAAACGAATGGAATTGTTTGAAAAATTAAAAAATAATCCACAGTTTAAAGAACACATTTATGGAAGAGATTACAGATTTATTCCAGATAAATTGGATGGTCTAAAAGACTACATGTTCTCTGTTGTAATTGAAAATAGCATTTATCCGAAGTATTATACTGAAAAGATAACAGACTGTTTTGCTACGGGTACCGTGCCTATATATTATGGTGATAAGTCTATAGGTGAGGATTTTGATTTGCGTGGAATTATTTTTATTGATGAACTTCAATCCTTTGATGAATTAAATGAAGAATTGTATAATTCAATGCTTCCTCACATCAAAAATAATTTTGAAAAAGTTAGTACTTTACCTACAGCTGATGACTATTTATACAGTAATATAATAAAATGATTATACTATCTATATATGGATTCTGGCCAAATTTTAATTATGAGGATAATTTTTTTAAATCTTTATTTGAAGATATCTATGGTGATGATGTAGTCTATACAGTAGATCCATATCAATCTAATTTATGTTTGATTGGAGAAAATCTAATTCCACCGGGATTAGATAGAAGTAAGACTAAACTTATATCGCATATTGCCGAGCCAAAAGATCCTTTTTACAATGATGCAGACTATCATTTTACTTTTGACAGTACAGATTTAAGTAAAAAAAATATACGTATTCCGTTGTGGATGATTTATATTAACAAATATAAATTGACCAGCAATCAATCTCCAATTCTTCCGGTTACTATTGAAACATTACAAAATAATCAATGGTATAATTTACCAAAAACAGAATTTTGCATAACTCCGTTTTCGGCTATTCACCAAAATAGAATAGATTTTTATAATTTGTTTAATACTTATAAAAAAACTGATGGATTTGGTCTACCATTTGGAAACGGGGATCATGATAGAGATCAACTTAAAAAGTATTTTGTTATTGCTCCATATAAATTTTGTATGTCATACGAAAATACAAATAAACCAGGATATGTAACTGAAAAAATATTGCAAGCAAAAACTGCTGGATGTATCCCAATTTATTGGGGTAGCGATTATGTTCTTGGAGATTTTAATCCAAATAGTTTTATATATGCAAATCATTTTGATAGCATCAATTCATTATTGGAATATGTAAAAATGGTAGATAACTCGGAAGAACTTTACACAAATATGTACAAAACTCCAATGTTTGCATATGATATAAATGCAAAATATGAAGAAATTAAAAACAATATTAAGCAAATGATCAATCTATGAAAATAAAAGTAATAACATTACCAGAAGCTATAGAACGTCAAGCTGAAATTAATAAAAATTTTGGTAAATACAATATACCATTTGAATATGCCGATGGTATTAATATAAATGATTGTAAATTTATTGAAGAAAATTCAACACATTATATTGTTTATAATGATATTAAATTAAAAATTAATGAATATTTATTTGAACAAAATACAAATAGACCTTGGATGAGATTTGGAGAAATTGCAGCATATATAGCACACTATAAATTATGGAAAGAGTTTCAAAACTCTTCTGATGAACAAGTTATTATTTGCGAAGACGATGCATTCCCACAATCAGATCTATCTTTATTGAAGACAATTGATTATTCTGGAGTGCATTTTATTAATTTACAAACTGTTACAGCACACTATCAGAGTAAAAATGAGTTATATCGTGAACCATTTGTTTCATTTCATCACCCTGGTTTAGTATTATATGAAAAATACTTACATCTTTTATGTGAGGGCTTGGCTGCATATTTGTTGACTAAAGATGGTGCAAATATTTTATGTTCATATATTGAAAATAATGGTTTTGTTGGACCTAATGATTGTTTAATTACTAAGTTGGCCGAGGCAAAAGTATTAAAAATACATTCACCAATTAAATTGGAAGAATGTTTTAGTTTAGATCCAAAAACTTATAGCACATCATACACCCACACTGGAAATTTTAAAGAATATAAAAAGTTTAAGTCTACCGTATTGCAGATTAGAGTATAAAACTATGAATTATCTACTTATTGAAAATAGAACTGGTGGACTCCTTTCTTGTTATAATCTTATTTCAGCAAGTTTAAATTACTTATATGATAATGGCATAAATGATTTTTATATGAAAAAATAGATGAAAATTTAAATACCGGTAACTACGAACATATATTTTTGGCCACAGATGAATACAAAATTGTTAACGATTTTCAACAAAGATATGGAGATCGTTTGTATACAAACTTAAATATAACTAGAAGTCATAATGATGTTACAATTCCTTTTTGTAATTTTGATGATAAAGACAAATTGGCAATTGATATTTTAAAGGAAGGTATGTCATTATCTAAATGTGATAAAATGATTTTTACAAGTAGTAATGTTCCGTCATATGTAAGAATTATTAATCCAAATATCTGTTGTGAACAGATAGATACTCATATACAATTTAGATAATTTGTTAATTTAATAGGAGAATTATATGAAACACTTAGATCATTATTATCAAACAATTGGAGAAGATTGGTTTCCATACACACAATTATACAGCAGCATGGTAAAGCATTTTGATTCGAATTCAAAATTTGTTGAAGTTGGTTGTTGGAAGGGACGAAGTGCATCATTTCTAGCAGTAGAAATTAACAATTCTAATAAAGAAATAAAGTTAGATTGTATTGATACGTGGAAAGGTTCTTTAAATGAAGATTACCATCAAAATGATGATTCCGTAAAAGAAGATAAATTATATGAACTTTTTTTAAAGAATATCGAACCAGTAAAGCATATTATAAATCCAATAAGAACCACTTCAGTAGAAGGATCAAAACTCTATGAAGACAATAGTTTAGATTTTGTTTTTATTGATGCTTGTCATACGTATGATTGTGTCAAAGAAGATATAGAACATTGGTTGCCAAAAGTAAAACCAAATGGGTTTTTATGCGGTCATGATTTTCATTACAATGAAGTTCAACAGGCTGTATTAGAAAAATTTGATGGTCAACAGATAAGATATGATCAACGAGGAGATTGTTGGGTTTATCAAAAACCACAATAATACTATGTTACCTGTAAGTGAATTTCTTTTTTATAATTCTGGGCACAATGGTGATCTTCATTATTCTAGAAATTTTGTTAAAGATATTTTAAACAAAATTTCAATAAAAGCCCAATATCATTATAGCTGTTCCCATAAACTATTAAAAGATATTAAAACAATAACTTTTACTGGAAATCAAGATTCTCTATTTCCAAGAAACTCTGAAATAACTTATGATCAGGAAAACAAAGTACTGTACATCAATACATGGGTAGGGTCATCAGATACACAATTTATACAAAATGAAGTTGGTTGTTCGCTTACAGCAAATTATGAAAAATTTAAACATATATTTAAAAATTTAAATATAGAATATTCTGCTCCAAGTTCTTATATTCCAGATGTAAATTGGAATGAATACGATATACATTTTGTTGATAGATTTTTAGAAACATATAAATTTAAAAAATATGTATTGTTCTGCAATGGTCCTGTATTGTCTGGTCAGTCAGCTAATATAGATTTGAACGAATTGATATCATTGTTGGCAGATAATAATAAAGATGTTGCATTTTTATTGACAGATTCTTCAAAAAAAATATTTAAAGATAATGTATTTTACACATCAGACTTTATAACTACCAGTGGTGGTGATTTGAATGAGATCGGTTATCTATCAACTAAATCCGATATAATTATTGGAAGAGGTAGTGGACCTTTTTGTTTTGCCCATAATAAAGATGTTTTGTTTGATGATAAAAAAACTCTAATAGCGTTTACAAACTATATGACTGATGGTTTGTGGGCTCTCCCAAATCAATTGCCTGCAAGACAAGCAAAACAATTATGGTCAAATAATTTTGATTTAATTGCCATGTATGATATAATACATGCAGAAATAATAAAGGAAACTAAATGAATAATGATGTTGCATTAAATTTGGAAGAAGTTATAAAAAATAAAGTTTCAGAGATTTTAAATAAAAAAGATTCCAATCCTCCTGAACTTCCCGTTGATTTGGCTGTAACTGATAATCTTTCTGAAGTTATAGAAAAATTAGTAATTCTTCATATTAGAACTTGGTTTCTAGAAGATATGGCTGGCATTGCAGATAGTGATACTGCTTTGGCTGAAATAAAACGTAAGGTAGATATTTGTTTTAAACAAAAAAGACCAATGTATATTCAAGCCATAAATAAAATGATAGATTCTGCCATTAAAGATGGAAGAACTTTAAGAGAAGACAGTGTAAAAGTTTATAAAAATTTTTAATAGATCAATGTTAAAAAATAAACTAATTGAAAAAATTTTAACTCTTTCTTCAAAAAAGAAAGAGGGCCATATAGGCAGTTCTTTATCAATACTTGATATATTGATTGCATTGTATAGCAATCACATTCAAAAAACAAACAATAGATTTATACTCTCAAAGGGTCATGCTTCTTTGGGATTATATGTTGTTTTAGACTATTTTGGTATTACTAGTTCTAACATAGAATCATTTTGTGATTTTAATTCTGAGTTAGGAGGACATCCATCTAATAAAGTAAATGGGGTTGAGACATCAACTGGTTCTCTAGGACATGGATTGCCGATTGCCGTTGGCATGGCAATTGGATACAAGATACAAAAAATAGATGGTAAAATTTTTGTATTAATAGGAGATGGAGAATCCAATGAGGGGACAATATGGGAATCTGCGCTTTTAGCCGCACACCATAAATTGAATAATCTTGTTTGTATCATGGATCACAATAAGTCTGGTGACAGGGCATTAAAAATTGATAGCGTTATTAAAAAATTTGAAGCATTTAATTGGAGTGTATTGGAAATAGATGGTCACGATCCTGTTCAGATTGACAATGCGTTAAACGCTATTTCTGATAAACCTCTTTTTGTATTAGCTAATACAATCAAAGGTAAGGGTGTAGCTATTATGGAGAATAACCCAGAATGGCATCACAAGTCTCCATCTTCTGATGAGTTGCAAAAGTTTTTAAAAGAATTACAGTAATATGAGAAAACAATTTACTAAAACTTTACAAGATATTTTATATTCTAATAATAAAACTTGTTTGCTTTTGGGGGATATTGGCGTATTTGGATTCAGAAATGAATTAAAAAATATACCCGATAGAGTATACAATATTGGTATTTTGGAACAATCAACAATTAGTCTTGCTGCTGGTTTGGCGAAAACTAATATTGTTCCTTTTGTACATACTATAGCTCCTTTTTTAGTAGAACGTGCCTTTGAACAATTAAAAGTTGATTTTGGATATCAGGGATTAAATGGTAATTTTATTAGTGTTGGTGCTTCATATGATTATGCCGCGTTAGGATGTACCCATCACTGTCCCGGAGATATTATGTGTCTTTTGTCCATACCAAATATGGAAATAGTATGTCCAGGAACATCTTTAGAATTTGATTCTCTGATTCGCCAGTCGTATGATAACGGGAATCCAACTTATTTCAGACTCAGTGAATACGAAAATAAAAATAATCAAAATACAGAATTTGGAAAAGCTAAAGTAATAAAACAAGGTTCACTTGCAACTATTATCTGTTATGGAAATATGTTACAGTCAGTAATGGAGGCAACAGAAAACTTAAATGTGACTATTCTGTATTACAATACTATAAAACCATTTGACTCTAAAACTTTGTTAAATAACTTTAATGAATGTATTATAGTATGTGAACCCTTCTATGAAGGAAGCACCAATCATCTAATAACTAAAACTTTATATAAAAAGAAATATAGTCTTTATAATATTGGTGTTCCTCATAAATTTTTAACAAATTATGGCTCAAAAGAAGAGCATGATAAAAATATTCGTTTAGATGTTCAAAGTATACAAGATAGGATTTTAGAATGCTTGAAATAATTTATAATGATGGTGAGCGTGTGGCCAATTCTTTAGATTTTAGTAAACTTCAAAATAAAAAAGTTTTAGTCACTGGAGCAAGTGGTCTCATTGGGTTGCATATTATATCCTCTCTCAAAGCATTAAAGGAAAAGTATAATATAGATGTATGTTGTTGGGTAAATTCACATGTTGATAAAAAGTTTAAAGATCTATTTAAATCTTTCACAACGATTGTTGCAGATTTAACAGAACCAAATAAAATAAGTGATTTATATTTGGAAAAAAAGTTTGATGTTATAATTCATTCTGCTGGTTATGCACAACCACAAAAATTCACTGGTGATAAAATGAATACAATCAGACTTAATACACAAACAATAGATAATCTATTCTCAATTTTAAAAGAAAATGGGACATTTGTTTTTTGCAGCACAAGTGAAATATATAGTGGATTGATCAAAGAAAATATTGATGAGACGGAGATTGGAAGTACCACGCCAGAACATCCCAGAGCATGTTACATTGAAAGTAAAAGATGTGGAGAGACAATATGCCATGCCTATGCAGAAAAAGGATATGACGTAAAGATTGCAAGAATAAGCTTAGCGTATGGACCGGGAACACGCATAAATGATTCTCGTGTGATGCACAATGTCATCCAAAAAGGATTGCAAGAAAAGAAAATAGTTCTATTGGATAGTGGATCTTCCATTCGAACATATGGTTATGTCAGCGACATCGTAGAAATGTTATGGAATATTGCTTTACATGGGAAAAGTAGAGTGTATAATGTCGCTGGTATATCTAAAGTTTCAATCAAAGAATTGGCAGAATTAATTAGTAAGAAAATTGATTGTAATCTTTCTATACCAAATGATGATACTTCTGGTTTATCTGGGAATCCAAAATTGGTAAACCTTAGTATTGAAAAATACACAAATGAATTTAATAAATCTTTATTCGTGGATATCGATGAAGGTTTAAATAAAACAATTGAATGGCAGAAATATATTCTATGAAAAATAAAATAAAACTTGTAAAAGATACCATATCTCACCAAGAGATTGATTCTTTATGTGATTGGCTCAAAACCTATCCTCAACTAACAAAAGGAAAGTTGACAGAAGAATTTGAATCTAAATGGTCTAAATTTTTAGGTGTAAAATATTCAGTATTCGTTAATTCTGGTTCTTCAGCCAATTTAGCGATGCTTTATGCCCTAAAGATGTCTAATAGGCTAAAGAATAATAAAATTGTTGTTCCTTGTGTTTCATGGGTTACTACTGTTAGCCCAGTAATTCAATTTGGAATGGAACCTATTTTATGTGATACTGACAAAGATACATTGGGACTAGATATACAGTATTTGGAAAAAATTTGCAAAGAACAAAATCCAGCATGTATAATTTTAGTGCATGTATTAGGTTTTCCAAATAAGCTAAACGAAATTAAAAAAATATGTGAAAAATATGATGTTATCTTATTGGAAGACTCATGCGAAAGTGTTGGTTCGCTGTATGATACAAAGCAAACTGGAACATTTGGGCTAATGTCTTCCTTTTCAACATATTTTGGTCATCATTTTTCGACAATCGAAGGTGGTTTTGTTTGCACTGATGACTTTGAATTATATGAAATATTAAAGTCAATTAGATCCCATGGGTGGAGCCGCGATCTCTCAGATGAAACAAAAGAAAAACTTCAAGAAGAAAATCAAATTGATGATTTTAGAAATTTTTATACTTTTTATTATCCTGGTTTCAATCTGCGCGCCACTGACGTACAAGCATTTTTGGGTATAAATCAGTTAGATACCCTTGAACAAAAAAATAAAAAGAGATATGAAAACTTTTTATCATATCATTCAAAAATACAAAATAGTTATTGGAAAATTACCTACAATGAATTTGTAAGTAATTTTGCATATCCAATTATCCACCCAAAGAAAGAAAAGATTGCTGAAAATCTTGTTGCTGGAAACGTAGAATGCCGACCACTTATATGTGGAAGTATGTCACGCCAGCCTTTCTTCTATAAACAATATGGATTTAAAAATTATCCATTCTCCGATATTGTACATGATTATGGTCTGTATCTTCCAAATAATCCAGATATGACAGAAGATGATATTGACTATGTATGTACGATTGTAAATAATGTAATAAACAAGGACTAAAATGGATAAAAATTCAAAGATATTTGTAGCAGGACACAATGGACTTATTGGTTCTGCTATTGTAAGAAAATTAAAAGAAAACGGGTATGAAAATATTATTGGAAAAACCCGTTCTGAGATGGATTTAAGAAATCAAATAGCTGTAAGTAATTTTTTTGAAAAAGAAAAACCAGAATATGTTTTTCTGTGTGCTGCAAAAGTAGGTGGTATTGGCTGGAATAAAGAATGTCCTGCTGATTTTACATATGACAACTTGCAAATACAAAACAACGTAATTAATAGTGCATATACCAATGGTGTCAAAAAGCTTCTATTTTTGGGATCGGCTTGCATTTATCCAAAAATTACACCACAACCAATCAAAGAAGAATATTTGATGACTGGAGAACTAGAAGAAACAAATGCAGGATATGCTTTGGCTAAGATTGTTGGTTTAAAAATGTGTCAGTATTATAAACAACAATATGGATTTAATTGCATTTCTTTGATGCCAGCAAATGCTTATGGTATTAATGATAATTTTAATGTAAAAAAGTGCCATGTTATTCCAGCATTAGTTCGTAAATTTTTAGATGCCAAAGAAACAAACAGTGAAACTGTAGTGTGTTTTGGCGACGGAAGTCCAACTAGAGAATTTATTTGTTCGGATGATATGGCTGATGCCTCAGTGTTTTTGATGAATAATTATGATTCATCTGAAATTATTAATGTTGGTACTGGAGTAGATGTTACTATAAAAGAGTTAGCAGAATCTATTAAAGAAAAAATTGGATATACTGGTTCCATAGTATGGGATACCACCAAACCAAATGGAACCCCGCTCAGAAAATTGTGCAACAATAGATTAAAATCTTTGGGATGGACTCCCAAAATTTCATTGAATGATGGTCTTCAAAAGACTATTGATTGGTATATGGAAAATAGACAAAACTACAATAGAAATTGATTTATTTAAATTAGGAATATTATATGAAAAAGACAGCTTTAATTATTGGCGCAAATGGTCAGGATGCATCATATCTTGCAGAGTTTTTAATTGAAAAAAATTACGTGGTACATGGTACTATTAGAAGAAATTCTGTACCTGAATCCCAGACAACTCGTATACAGCATTTACATGACAAAGATTTAATTACTTTGCATTATGCAGATTTGACAGATCCCATTAGCATTGAAACAGTTATTCAAAAACTGCAACCCAATGAAATCTATCATTTGGCTGCACAATCACATGTTCAAATTTCTTTTGATTTGCCCCAATATACATTGGATGTGAATGGTGGTGGAACTTTGGCCGTGCTGGAAGCAGTTAGACGTTTCTCGCCCCATTCTAAAGTATATCATGCTGCAACATCAGAGATGTTTGGAAATTCTGCCGATGCAGATGGTTTCCAAAGAGAAACAACACCAATGGTACCTGTGAGCCCATATGGGTGTGCTAAACTATATGCACATACACTATGTCGCAACTATGCTCAGTCCTATGGAATATTTGTTTGCTCTGGTATTCTTTTTAATCATGAATCCCCCCGCCGTGGAATTAACTTTGTTACAAATAAAGTAGCACTACAAGCAGCAAAAATTCATTTAGGCATGGCTGATAAACTAGTTCTTGGTAATCTTGATGCAAAACGTGACTGGGGTCATGCAAAAGATTATATTGAAGGTATGTGGCTAATGTTACAGCAAGAGACTCCAGACAGCTATGTTTTGGCAACAGGTGAAACTAGATCTGTTAGAGAAATGGTAAACTACGTCTTTAATCGTGTAGACCTTGATGTTAATAAGTATGTACAAACTGCAGACAAATATTGCAGACCAGAAGAACTTCATTATTTGCGTGGTGATGCTACTAAAGCAAGAACTGATTTGGGCTGGAATCCTAAAATTAGTTTTGGTGCAATGATGGATGAAATGGTAGATTATTGGGTAAATAAATTACAAAAAATAAATGTTGATTTAGTAGAAGTATGAAGTATAATTAACCCGTGAAACAACCTAAAAAGAAAAAGAAAGCATCAGATGCTGATTACGTAAGTAATCAAGACTTATATAATGCTTTAGTAGAATATCGTAAAAAATCCGCTGATGCGGATAATGCTGGCCGCAAAAAACCAAAGTTACCAGATTTCATAGGCGAATGCATTCTTAAGATTGCATCTCGCCTTTCTTATCGTCCTAATTTTGCAAACTATCCCTATAGAGAAGAAATGGTATCGGATGCAGTGTTAAACTGTGTCACATACATTGATAACTTTGATCCCAGCAAGTCTACAAGTCCATTCGGATACTTGACACAGATTTGCTGGTTTTCTTTTGTTCGTATAATAAACAAAGAAAAGCGAGAAAAGTATACTCAGTATAAATTTGCAGAACAGCAGAATGATAGAGATTTCCATAATTGGTTTAATGAAACTTATGCGGGAATCGATATTGGTAGACGAGATTTCTTTGGTTTAACTGACCTTGACATGGAACGATTTGATGAAATGTTAACACCAAAGAAAACAAAGAGAAAAAAGAAAGTTAAAAAAGATTCATTAGATATATGAAAGCAGTAATTCTTAACGATACCCACTTCGGCTATAAGGCCGATTCTCCTATCGTACTTGAATACTTTCTATCATTCTTTGAAGAACAGTTGTTTCCATATATCAAGGAAAACAACATCAAGACCATCTTCCATCTGGGAGATGTTTTTGATCGTAGAAAGTATATAAACTTCAAGACACTACATCAAGTCAGAACTAGGTTCTTTGAACCTTTAAGAGACATGGGAGTAAAGTGTATTGCCATTTGTGGCAATCACGATACGTATTACCGCAACAACAATAATGTAAACTCATTGCACGAGTTAGTTGCGCCATACCAAAACTGGGAAATATATTCTGAACCCACCGAGATTCAAACCTCAGCAGGTTGTGTGGCTCTCCTTCCTTGGATCAATCCAGAGAATGAAACACAGGCAGCACAGTTCATTACTAACACTACCTGCTCGTTGTTAATGGGACATTTGGAATTATTTGGATTTCAGAGTATTCGTGGTATCTTTATAGAGCAAGGATATGACCCCAAACACTTCGACAAGTTTGAATACGTTCTTACTGGGCACTATCATATTAAGTCCACTCGTGACAATATTCATTATCTGGGTACGCAATACCAGATGGCTTTCTCGGATGTTTGGGAACCAAAGGGATTCCATGTATTTGACTTTTTGGCTAGAGAATTGGTATTTGTCGAAAATAACAAAAAGTTATTCTATACGCTTGATTATAATGAAGACGAACCAGAAAAACTTGACTATTCAAAATTCAAGGACTGCTATGTCAAGATTTTTATCAAGAAGCGGACGAAGGCTGCGAGTTTTGAAAAATATATGGATAAATTCTATGAAGCGGGCGTGGCAGAATTGGCAGTAACGGAAGAGGTATCTGCAAACCCTGAACTAGTGGCTGTAGATGTTCATAAGGATACTCTCCAACTTCTACACGAAGAACTTGAGACTATTCAGGAAAAGTCTATTGACAAGAAGTTCCTTGCACGGATCATAGATGAGGCGTATAATAGTGCACTATCAAAGGATGAAGAGTGATTGAATTTTTAACAGTTCGCTTTAAAAATTTTGGATCGTTTGGCACAAATTTTTCAGAGATTAAACTGGATAACCATAAGACTACGCTAGTCACGGGTACCAACGGACATGGCAAGTCTTTTGCGCTATTGGACTCCCTGTGCTTTGGATTGTTTGGAAAGCCCTTCCGACCCATTAATATACCGCAGCTTGTAAACACCGTTAATGGCAAGAATTGCCTAGTTGAGATAGAGTTCAACAAGGCAGGATCTCATTATTTGGTACGCCGTGGCCTATCCCCAAAGATCTTTGAAATCATCAAAGATGGGGATATGATTGATCAGAATGCCAAGTCAAAAGATTATCAAGAAATGTTTGAAGAGCATATTCTTGGATTTGATTATGCAGCCTTTAAGCAGGTTGTTATTCTTGGTAAATCAAACTTCATACCATTCATGCAGTTGACCCCTTCTGAGCGCCGCAAGATCATTGAAGGTCTTTTGGATCTTGATATCTTGGCAGACATGAACCAGCACGTAAAGGGCCAACTTAGTTCGTTGAAGGTGTCTATTGGAGAACATGAAAGTTTGGTCAAGATTGCCCATGAAAAGATCAAGTCTCAAAAAGAATTTATTGAGCAAGTAAAGACTAGCAATGCAGATGACATCAATGTTCTTATTAATCGTATTAAAGAATATCAAGATCAAATAGATCAAGATAAAGGTGTACTCAAGACTGAACTTGATGAACATAAAAAACTTGGCGAGCAAATAACAAAAATCAATAAGAAGATTGATTCTCTCAAAGATGTTCCATCCATGTTGATAAAGACGGAGACTCTTCAGGCAACTCTTTTGGATGAGATTAACGCATTGGAAGAAAATGCAACTTGTAAGTGTTGCTTACAAGTTCTTCCAGCAGACCAAAAAGAAAAGCATCTGGAAGAAAAACGCAAGAAAGCCAAAGATTGTTCTGAAGCACTTAAAGTGGCTGAAAAGAAAAATGTGGAACTTGACACATTCAAGAAAGAATATGAAAAACTAACTATCTTGTCCAGAGCAAAAGCGCAAGAGATTAACAGCATAAACTATAGAATTGGAAATGCAGAGTCAAACATCAAGGTAATTTATAAAGATAAAAAAGACAAAGAAGCATCAAGCAATATTTCGACACTGGAAACTAGCCTGAATG